ATGCTGTTCTATTTCTTTATTCATTTGTTTTAACACCGTCTTTTGTCGTCTTAAAATATTTTCAATAAGGACCGTGTTATATTCTTCATGGATGAATAGCTTAGGAACATGAGCCGCATAGAATCCATTTCCGGCTTCAGTTCCAGACATTACCGTTCCTACTGGAATATCTTGATGATAAAATAACAAATCTCTTACTAAAAATGATTTTCCTGTATCACGCCTTCCTATCATAACAATCACTGGACCTTTATTTTCATCGGGTTTGAATGTGATTTCACGCATATTAAATTTTTTTAATTCCAAACTCATTGTCTTTACAATACTTTAATATTATATTATTCTAAAGTAATTCAAACGAGATTGTGGTTATAGTTGTAGTTTACAAATTGAATTGGTTTGTATTTAAGCATAAAAATGTATTAAATACTTATAGTAAATCTTGTATATGAATATAAAAACTGTGATTGATAATAAATTTTCAGTTGGTTACTACAAAAGTAATCAGATTGATATAGCTTCTTTAGAGAAAAACTATACTCCTTCTACTGATGACGTACAAATTGGATATAACCCATTTTGTATTGATAAGCCACAAAAATATAATCCTATTTACGATGAATTATTTACTCTTTCTAAGAAAAATTATAATATGATTCAGTTAAATCATCATAAACATTTTGTAAATACTCATTCAGTGATTGATATGTCTGGCATAGAGTATCAAAAAGATATTTTCTTTAAATTTTCTCCATTGTTAGACCCACTACGTTATATGATAGGGAAATATGAAGACAATACTGAATTCTTGCATAATTTACCGGTTTCGGTGTCTGTTTCAGATGATATTTCTCAAAATGTAATTTCTAAAATTAGTTCACAACATAATTGTGCTTATGTTGATACATTTTTCTATTATTTGAGTAGTATGACTTTACAAAATCATAATATAGTAAATTGTTTGGATTTCTATGGTTCTTTTCTGGGAATTCAGAATAAATATAAATATGATGTGTCAGATGATATTGATTATTTAACCGAATCGACATTTTTTAATAATAATATTAATCGCCTTTTTACACTTCAACATGTAAATATAGACCAACATCAACACGAGGATTCCAGAAAACAACGACCTAAGTTATGTATATCGAAATCAAATCATAATATTTCCGCTATTTCTATTATCGATTCTTTCACTGAACTTGATGATATTACAACTGAATCTCTCGATGATTGTATTATATATGAGAACAAACTAAATGTAGATAACACTACTAATCCCGATTCCAAAGAAGAACAATCCAGTGACGATAATAGTTCTATATCAGATACCAGTGATTCTGATAACAATGATTCTGATGATGATTCGGGAAGTGATTGGGAAACCAATACTGATACATCGAATGATGATAGTCTACCCGATATGCAAGACGAACAATACGCATATATTAATAACTACCCCGTTCAAATGATATGCCTTGAAAAATGTGATGGTACATTTGACGACCTCTTTACATCTGGAAATGTTACCTTGGAAAATACAGCAAGTGCTCTATTTCAAGTTGTCATGACTCTTATTATATATCAACGCCTATTTTCATTTACACATAATGACCTTCATACTAATAATATTATGTATATTAAGACAGACATACCATTCTTGTTTTATAAATTCGAGAACATCGTATATAAAGTACCTACTTATGGCAAAATATACAAAATAATTGATTTCGGAAGAAGCATATATCGGTTTAATGGTACTACATATTGTTCTGATAGTTTCGGTCCAGGTGGCGATGCGGATACACAATATAATTGTGAGCCATTTTTCAATAACAAAAAACCCAGACTGGAACCTAATATGAGTTTTGACTTATGTCGTCTGGGGTGTTCTATTTATGATTTTATCATTCCAGAACATCTCGACTATGATGATTATGATGATTTACAAAAAACTATATATCGATGGTGTTTAGATGACAACAACAAGAATATACTATATAAGAAAAATGGAGACGAACGATATCCCGATTTTAAATTATATAAAATGATTGCTCGAACAGTCCATAAACACACACCCCAAGAACAACTACAGTTTTCTTTCTTTAATCAATTTATCATTAATAGTGACGAAGTAGGAGAACATGTAATGGATGTAAATCGTCTACCAAAATATTTCTAAGTATTCAAAACATAGATTTCGTAATATATGTTTTGTATGTATAGTGTAAATGACTATATATTGTATCAAACAAATGACTCCATCAGTCTACACATTATTTGGTCCAACCTTTCCAACTATTAAATGTAATAACCCTAATAAAAAATCGGTTAGATTTTCCAAAAATAATGAAGTGTTTCCTATACCACCAAAAACACATACGATGAAACGATAATTATAGATATTTTTCTGTGAATTCCAATGGAGTCATTATCGGAATTCCTAATTCGTTTGCTTTTTTTGTTTTGGATGATATATCATCATGGCTTTTTGTAATTAGAACAAACGTATTTTTTGTAATGTTGTTCTCTAACTTTCCACCATATTTAGATAACGCAGCTATTATGTCCGCATCTCGTACCTTTGTCATTACTATGTTTTTTCCATGTAAAATATGGTCTACTTTCACAGGAGATTTTTTATTTTCGTCTGTTTGTTTGGGTCGTTCTTGACATAATTTATATAGTAGGTTCGCATCTACTAAAAACGTCTTCATTTTTTTCATATTTTCTACTATACTTGTAGCATTTTCTTCCCCAATACCGTTAACCGATAGTAGCATTATTTTTAATTCCTCATTTGAAATTAACAGTGTAAATAGGTTTGGATATCGTTCAAATATTGGTTCCAATCTTTTCTTTCCAATACCTCGTCCAAGAAGATTTGATGCTGCTACTATTTCTACTAATGTGGATTCCTTCAATCGGTCTTGTATTCCATTATATATTTTATTTATCATTTTTGTCTGGAATCCCTCGATTCCTTCATAATCTTCTTTTCTCATATGAATTATTTTTATAATCGAATCATACCCCGCATTCATTAACCTTTTTACATTTCCACTTGATAATCCCTCTACACTTATACCTACGAAGAAACTTGTTATATTTTTTTCCTTTACAGTTACGTCATCCTCTATATTGTCTAATATTATATCTACTTTTGTTTCATTCCAATGATAAGGAACATCAGGCATTTTTGCGGTTTCAGCTTCTGTGGTTACTGATTTTATATATGGAATTACATCACCACTTCGAATGAGTTGAATTACCGCACCAATACCGATTTTATTACTTTCTATGAATTTTCCATTAAACCCAGTAGCATACTCTATTTTTACACCACCTATATGAATTGGTTCAATCCGAACGCGAGGTTTCAAATATCCACTCTTACTTGCGTTCCATATTACATCCACCACTTTTGCCTCGGCTACTTGGTCTGATATTACCATTTTAAACGCAAATGAATGTTCTGGATTTTTTTCGGTACGAGCATATTTTTTATTATTTGATACAATTACACCATCTATTTCATACTCATAATTACTTCTCCAATCAATTAATAATTGTGATAATAATTCATTGGTTAACGATGACATCTGTAAATTTCTAACAGTATTAAATCCGTATTTTTCTAATAATTTCATTTGGTCGCTGGGGCATAATACCGGTTTTATCACTTCATATGCTACAAAATCCATATCGTTTACCTTGTTATCCAACGTTTTACTATTTATTATACCTGCTACCAAATTCCGTGAATTCGCAAATTTGGATTTGTATTTTTCTTCGAATTTTGCCTTTGATATTATAAATTCACCCCGAACTACAATATCCTTTAATTTTGGTAAATTCAAAACGGAAAGTAAATGTGTTACATCTTGTCCTATAGTTCCATCTCCGCGAGTATATAATTTTTGTGTATTGTTCTCAGTTGTATACATTCCACTAACTCCATCTAATTTACATGATAATACGTAATTATCGGTGTATTTTTTCATCCATTTATTCAAAGCATCCGTATCTGGTTTTATTTTATCCATTGAAGGCATGTTATAGGGCAAGGTCACTTTGTTTTTGGTGATTGGAGCACCAATATTCTGTAAAACCGGGTTGTTTGGGAACTTCTTCTCGAAATATTCCTTTACAATATCAAATTCATTATCGGTCATTAACGGATTGTTGTTATAATATGCCTCATTTGCCTTCTGTATTATTGTAACGTACCTTTGTTCTTGTATATTTTCAAGAGCATTTATCCCCTCCTTTTTAAACGTGTTTATTGATTGAATCGCACTCATTTTATAGTATGTCTATATTTTTATAAACTATAAGTAATCAATTTTTACTTATAGTGTGTACTTAGAACCCAGGCTCACCGGTGAATACTTCTGTCGCAGATGGCTTTAACGTCTTACTTTCTGTTAAGATATCGAAAAACTCACTCATCTTACCATTAGTGAGAAAAAATACTACTACTGACAGGATACTTGATACCAATACAAAAAGGGATTCACGGATAACCGTCTTGATTGGTTTCCATTCCTTGCTGATATATTTCATATCAATTAATTTGGATACAAAAAAGACACCGGTTATAAATAACGATAGTATAAATGCTTTTTCCATTACTAATATAATTTTTTGTTATTTTTTTATTTGTAAACAGACGAATCCGCCTAAATTATACTAATTCTTCTATACCATCTAAAATAATACTGTCATCGTTATTATGCCCTGGATGAGTAGAACCAAGTTCGTCAAAGTCTCTTAAATCTACCTGCTCGGCTGAAATTTGGATACGTTCATCATCAGACTCCTCGTCTAATTGTCTTTGAAAAGCGCGTTCCGTACTGATTTCTTCCAATCGCTCGATTGACTTGGGAGCTTCTATTGTTTTTACATTATCAGACTCATCTAATATGGCATCCATGTCATTAAAAGATAACTTTGTTACAACTGCCTCGTTGTCTACATTTTGAATCGCGGGTACAACGTCTGGTACAACTTCATCAATATCATTTATTGAGTCGGGTTGAGATGTAGGAACTATAATCTCTTCTGCTTCTTTTTCTTCTTCTTCATTTATATCTTCAATAATTACCTCTTCCTCTTGTTCTACACTTTCATCCATATAAGCACGAATAATAGCTTCCGTTGGGATGCTTTCGCGAATAGAAATTAAAATACACTCTTGAATGATACTTTCCAGTTCACGATTGTTCTTTTGTAATTGTAGTGGGCTTATGTTCTTGTCAAACAAATACACATTTGAATATACCTTTCGTGCTACATTGATATATACCTTATGAATGAAGCTATCCAACTTGGGGATTGATATATCTATCTTCTTTTGCTTATTTCCAACACGAATACACGTAAGGACTTTTAGTTGAATAATATGGACGCAAGTAATCAAATCTTCTAAATAATTACAACCACTACGTTCAATTATACGTTTTCGTTCATCTTCTATTATTTCATTATTCCATTTGGGAATTCTGGATAATAAATTTTGAAATGTCATTAAATATTTGTTTGGTTCATCATTATCAATACACAATTTCCATGATTCATTAAACAATGATTTTACACCCCCTAAAATTAAGGGGGTAAAAATACTAACCAAACGACTACACCATTCATTACGAGATTCTTGTAAGTTGGATAAAACAAAATCGTCCATCTAATTATATTGTTAACACACTTTTTAAGGTGGGGTTTAAACGTAAATACAAATAATCTAATAAATATAACAGCAATAGTTTCTCGTTTCTAAATTCGGATTTTATGGTATTAAAACATATAGTTATTTCGTTTTTTTTGACATCCGATATTCTATCGGTATGTTTCGCCCAATCTATAAAGTCATAGCAAGACAACCCTTCTTGATAAAATTTCTCAGCGAAATCCATTATTTCCATATGATTATCCATATTCGTATCCTTTATTTGTGTGTCTAACCATTCTGTCTTATGTTCTACATGGGTTATATGTTCGTTTATAAAATGTTGGTGTAAATTTACAATTTTATCATCTTTTATATATTCAGGAACATACAATTCACAAAAACGGGATAAAATTGGATTCAATAGTTTGTGTTTGTTCTCTACAATGATGAAAAAACGGGTAGTATGACTAAATAATTCTATACATCGTCTTAGTGCCGATTGAGCGTCTATCGTTAAAAAATCGGCATTAATCAATACGATTGTTTTAAAAGATGCCCCTGAATCTGACCTTATGTTTGTCTTCGCAAAAAACTTTAATTCCTCACGTATAAATTTTATACCCTTACCATGAGCGCAATTTACAATCATTACGTTCTGTTTTATCTTATGTCTATCATTATTGTATATCTTTTGTATAAATTCATCTACTATATAACGCTTACCCGACCCGGATTCACCATGAAATATTAAATGGGGAATTTTATTTGTTTTATAGAAATAATCCAGTTTATTGTAGATATTCTTACGATTGTTCTCGATATTATTATTTAAATCTGTCATTGAATTCAATTGTATACATGTTTATATATCAGTTTCGTTGTTATTCTTTTTTCACAATATTCAACTGTTTTGTAAACACATATCTTTCCTGATGCATTGTTCTCCTACCTAAATTGCATCCCAGACAGGCTATCATTAGATTTCCTTTGTTATGACCTATACTATTATCTATTCGCTCAAGCGTCCATTGCTTCGGATCTCGCACATATTCATAGAGAACATTGACGGGTTCTCTACAATAATAGCATATATTGCCCGATTCTTGTAATAATTCTATAATGTTCTCAATTGTAGTGAAATTTTCTTCGGAATAACGGTCTTTTTGAGTGTCTTGACTACGATAACTACTTAGTTTTTGTCTAAAGCTCTCGGAAATACACTTATATTGTTTTGTGTCTTTCTCTTTTTCATCTTCTATTTGCATTATATATTGTAGTTGTTGAGAACATTGTAACTCTTCTTCCGTAAATTCCCATTTTTTATGGTTTGTTACTACTCGTTTTTGACGTTTCTTTGCCTTCTTCTCTTGTTCTCGTATATGTTTTTCTTCTTCGATTTCTTCTCTTGTTTTTTTGGGTGTTAAATCTACCGATATTGACTTCATACATAAATACCATATTTTGATTAGAATA